GGTAGGAAGTTGTAAACCACTCCAGTTAAAGCCATGGAACTGGCTCATTGGCGGTTGATTATAAACTGAATCCAAGGTTGAAGTACCCAGATTCACTGGTCGATAGTCTTCAGCAGTTGCGCGAAGACCGTACCAATCTAAGTAATTTTCATTAAGCATATACAGTGTTTGTGCAGTAGCTTTCTCGTCTTTAACAAAAGGAATACCTTTGTAAGAAAGGGCCGTAAATCCTGCTTTTCCTGCCAAACCCTCGGATGGTTGTATTCCACCTGAGTTTCCTGTGGTTGGCGGAGCAAACTGTGTATAAGTTTCTCGTACCGTTGGAGTCAAAAGTGTTTCAAAAAAGTCCCAAACTGTTTGATCCGCAATAAGTATAGTGGGACCATGTCCTGGCGTACTACCTGCACTAATAGCACTATGCAAAGTAGCCATCTTATCTAATGTTAATGTTCCACCGGAAGCGGTTCGGGTTGCGTTCAAAACTGAGAAAGTGGTTCGGGAAAGTCCACCAATTGTAGCTACGTCTGTTCCATCATCTACAATGGCTCCCAGACCTAGGAAATCTTTGCTGGAGTTTCCTGTACCATCACCGTACATAATAGTACCAATTGCGTCAGCTGCTTCAAGCTCGGCTTCTTCTAGTTTAAATCTAACTAAGTCAACTACCTGAGTTTCAGAGACAGAGTTTACGCTTCTTTCTATTCCAGGGATTACAACTGGCTGTTCAAAAGCCCTAATATCGTAAGCAAGTCTTACGGTAGTATCGGAAGTAGAAGTGGAGAAAGTATCTAGTCCGAAGAAAGAACCTCCAAGACCGGAGTTAGTAACTTTAATAGGTCGTCTTAATGTCTCACCAGACCAGGCTTTTGCGTTTCGCATTACCCTGGAAGCAAGAACAGAAGAGTTGATGATATTATCAACTACTTTAGGAACTAATTTGTCTTGTGTTAGCGAAAGGACTCTTTCTGGAAAAGCTGCCATATTTTGTTTCCTTTAATAAAAAACTCCGCCACCTGTTTGGTGCGGAGTGAATAACTCGACTAAATACATTATAGCACACTGACAAAATAGTGTCTATTTACCGAGGGAACTCTTCTTGAATCATCGTGTCCATTGTTTTTCCTCTAATATCCTTATCGTAATCTAAACTCTTTACCGCTTCGGTAGTTTTCATACTGGAGCCCACCGGAGCTTCTATGCCTTTAGGGGGAACGGCTTTTATTTTATCCCGTAGATTTGCCATCTTAATAAGATCAGTAGAAGCGTAGTCTACCCCGAACTGGAATATTTCTTTTTGGGCTACTACACCTTTATCTTTATCATCGTCTGGGTTTTCCACTTTAGGAATACGACCTGCTTTTTCTAATTCTATTATCTGGGCATCAAAATTCTTGTTGATCTTATCCTCTTCTGCTTGTCTGTCGTTCGTTTCTTGAGTTACTTCGTCTTTATAAGCATTGACAGCAGTAGCGGCAGCAGTAGCCGCTGTTTCTTTGGCTATCTTTGAAGTCTCATTAAAGACATCGTTCCAACCACCCTCGGTGGTAGGAGCCCACCCTTTAGGGACATAACTTTCTGTTTGCGGAGCGAGTGAGGTGGGTTCGGGAACTTTGAAGTCGTCAAATTTAGTTTGGAAATCATCTAATCGGGTATTAACATCACCTAACGTAGTATCTATTTTCTGTGAAAAGGAATCGAGAGAGGATTGTAGTTCTTCCAGAGTGACTTTAGACTCTTTGTTTTCTTCTGCCATATGTTTTTATTATATCACACCTTTGCTCTTTTTTTCAAAACTTCAAAGGCTTTCTTTCCTAAATGACCACTAGCGCGTTCACGTGGCGTCCGTGTTTTTGGTAATTTATGAGAAGCTGGATGTAACGCCATATTATCTTGCCCTCCTTTTCATTATAGGTAAACCAGCAGCTCTCGCACCAAAGAATCCTCTTTGGGCTTTAGATAAAGTTCTACCGCGAGCTACTCCTTCAGATAATATTTTTCTTGCTTTTGCTGATGATAAACCCGCCATATCTTTATTATACTCCCTCTAGCCCTGGAGGAGTTACTTCAGTTGGAGCGGTTACTCCTGGTGTCGGTGTCAGTTCACCGCCGCCTTTGGCGTTGGCTTGCTGCACCGCCGCACCTTGCAGGGCTTGAGCACCTTTTTGATCTCCTAATATTAATTGCATATAAGTTGCACCGGAGGGATCGGCGTTGAAAGCGGTTAATCTTTTAGCCCGCTCAATTGGATTCTTTGCATCTAAATCTTCAAACAAACTTAATGGGTCAATACTTCCCGCGCTGGCTAATTGAGTTGCGGTAGAACGTCTTTCGGTTTTATCTACTGTGGAAGCTTTTACGGTAATGTTTATGCCGTCATCTATGCTGTCTCGGTCAAATTCCAAAAACTCTGTTTGTCCGGCTTCTCCTAATACTTGAGTAAAGTTTTCCTCCGTTCCAAAGACTTTCATAAAGTGAACCATCCAGTTAGCCATTTCATCGGCAGCCGGTTCAATTAATGAAAGGACCATATCATCTATTCTGCCGAAGTCTCCTTCTCTGGTTATCTGGCGGGCGATTCCACTTTCTTCTGGCACTCTTTCCCCACGAGTGGTGGCATGAGCACCTATTATGTTGTCTATTTCTAGTCTGTTAGACACTAAATCTTGGAAAAGTACGGGGTTTGGTGGAATTCCAGGGATGTGGGTGAACCCGTCTTTTACCGAACCCTCGCCTACAATGGTTTCACCTGGATCATCCGTTATGTCAACAGCGTCTTCTTTGCTGATAAATTCCGCTGAGATAATCTTTTTGGGGTTGGCTTTGTCGGCTAACTCGGTAATTTGTCTGCCTCGTTTGTTTACCACGTCTTGTAATGGTAGAGCTTGTTCGACTGGGGTGGTGTCATCTATTGGACCCGACACGCCTGTGTATTGGTAATTCATTATAATATAAGGTTTCATAGGCATGGGAAAATGGTTGAATTGGGCCGTTTCTTTTATTGGGGTTCCTGTTATTGGATCTATCGCTACCGCCCTTTCCTGACCCTCATAATCCCAGTAAGGGTTACGCATTTTGTCCAGTATAAGATCCTTATATCGCCAAAGAACCGCTTCTACAGGAATGCCTTCTTCATCATGCCAGGTAAACCATATTTCCTGATAACGGATTTTGTTTGCCATCTGGCGGGCATTTTCCTGTTTTATTCCGCCGGCGGTTTTATCAAGGATTTCTTGTTTCTTGTTTGGGAATTTGTTTATTACAACTTTTAGAGGCTCTTCGATCCACTCCCCGATGAAGTCAAAGGCTTCGCTGCTCATGCCAAAGTCAGCTCTCGTTGCGGTGTGATCGAGTATTAATTTATTTGGTTGGATTGCCTCAAAAACAAACGTCTGTTTTATTCTATCCCAACGGGCTTTTATAACAAATATGAAATCCAATAAGGAGTGCCGTGTTGCCTTTCGTAGAACTTGGCGGACATGGCGTTGTTTAACAATAAAGTCTAAGACACTTTGCAGGGCTTTGGCTCTTTTTATTTTTTCAGGGTCTTCGCTGGCAGGAGACACTATTATATCCGGTACTTTGCTTACCGCTATTGGAAGAATCGTTTCTACGTCTCTATATATTACGTTATCTACATAAGGCACTTGCCAGTTATGGAACATACCATAATCAATTTGTTTGCCTCTCCAGTAGTCGTTATTCTTTTTTCTTCGTTTACCAAGATTAAGTTTATTGTCGAAGAAATCTTCACTTTCTCTTTCTTTCATATCGAGGACACGAATAAGGTCCTTTTCAGGAGCATTCGGTAATTCTAATACTCCGTGGGAAAGGGTTTCAAATTGAGGCTTCTCCGCGATTTCCTCGTTGCGGAGAAATTCTTCTTCTTGGTTGGAAACTCCTCTAATAGCCATTATCGGTATATATCGTACATTAATTTACAAGAACCAGTACCACATTGTACTGTTACTGTCGGTGTATCGGTGCTGGTTACCGGTCCTTGTCCTGCTACCATAATATTTTGATCTGAATAATATTGAAATATTACAAAACCGCACCCCGTACATCGAAAAGCTTTGGCTTTGGTTTCATTTGAATTATCTAAAAATAGTGCGATCTTATTTTTTATTTTGCCGTCACGATACAACAACCTCACCTATTCATTATATCATCTTAATTGTACATCCAAGAACGCTGTCTTTTCTTCTTGAGTAGTTTTTTTACGTCTAAGGCAGGGACTTGGCCTCCGATAACCGTTGGTTGTCTTCTTTCTGGTTCTGGTCCAAGCGGACTTACCGCGCCGCCTCTTCCCTTTGGTTTGCCCCAAGTAAGGAAGACCATTCGTATAGCATCGTAGAGATGATCTTCTCCATCGGTGTTAATATCTTCGGGTCGGTTTTCGTCATATATTAATTCCGGTAGGGTACGGATTGTATTCTCACAAGAATCGTGAACTTGGAAATAAGGAATCCCGTCTGGAGCTTCTGCCAAATACATATGAAAAAGAGCCAGCCCGTTAATTCTAGCTCCCTTTGAGAGAGAATCGGCTCTTTTAATTGGACCAACACCGTTTCGTTTGAATACTTCGGCGATAGAATCCCTGCCTTGTTGTTTCGAGAAACAATCGTGAGGAAGAATAATAGTGTCTACCGGTGTTACTTGAATAGCCTGTTTAAGCTCGCGCGCCCATTCTTCAGGGGTTTTGCGGTTTTGGTAGATTTCTCTGAACTGAAAGATGTGGTTATCGGGTGTCTTTGCCAGGAATACCGCCGCACCGTGGGCGTTATAGCCCCAATCATAGCCTATCGCTATTTTGCAATCTTCTATTGGGTAAGGTATTTTACTGATAATATGCCTGTCTCTTTTCCATCGCAAGGCTTGTCCCGCAAAAACATCCCAATCACCATCTAAGAAGGCTCTCTTTAAGTCAGGCGGCAAGGTTTCCAGTTCCTTAATATAGTCGGGTTGTTTCTGCATTAGGATAGTGTTGTCGTAGACTTTAGCGGGAACAAATTTGTAGTCTTCTGGATTCTCACCCTCTTCATATTCCTTGTCCATGAACAATCTTTTAAGCCAACTGTGTCCTACTCCGCCAGGGTTACTGGCAAGATACATTTGAAGTTTTAGATCGTCTCTTACACTACGAAGGTTAGTTCTGAAGTTGTCGAACATGAATTTAGTAAACTGGGAAGCCTCGTCTATGCCGATATGATCGTATTCCGCACCCTGGTAATTGTGGACATCACCCTCATACTGACAAGACCCTAATTCTAGTGTTGAACCATTAACGAAAGTAAACGTGTGTTTCTGATCGTTGTATTTATAGATGTCTTTTTTTATTTCCTTCTGGATTTCAAGGATATGATTACGGTAGAGTTCTGGGTAAGTTCTTCTAAGAAGAAGCCCTTTGGAGTTTGGGAAACGGAAACATCGAAGTAAAAGTTTCCAGCGGATAGCCCAGGACTTGCCTCCCCCCTTGGCACCGCCGTAAAGTAGAAATTTCTCTTTCGAGAGAAAGAACTCTCTTTGCCGGAAGTTTAAAGGCGGAACTGTAACTTTCATTACCTATATTATACTATTTCTTTATGTAGAAAGGGGAGGAGATACTACTCCCTATTATGGTTGGTCTTTATTCTTCCACTCATAATAAATTATCCCTAAAATCCCTATACCAACTCCTAATAAAATACCCCAAAAGAAATTATCCATATTTCGTGCCCGATCCAAGATAATAGTAATTATACTCACTCAAACCATTTGTAATACTCTTTTTTCTTAGCTTCTTCTATAACCATTATTGGTAGTCTTGTTTTTAACCTGTGCCAATTCATAAATATTCTACCTGTCCTGCCGTTACCATCAATGAAAGGGTGAATCTGCTCGTATCTAATATGAAGGTTCTTCCAATTATAAGTACGCTCATTAACATAAGTTAGCCAATAAAGCATAGTTACAGGTAGGTGATACCAAACAGCACCTTCCCTACTTCCTACGAATACAGCCTTCTTCCTAAAATACCCCTTATCGTCTGGTGACAACTCCTCATTCTTCATAAGGATTTTATGAGTCTTCTTTATGTTAGACAGCGTAAGCTCTTTTTCCTCAATAATAAACTCCCAAGCGTTATAGGCTTCTAATAAAGAATCAGCACCGTAAACACCTTCAATAGCGTTTGATTGTTCTAAAAATTTAAGTACTTTTTTATCCATAGTAATTATATTTGGTCAGCTATACTCCTTGTACCTTCCCCTATACTTCTCGTCAAACCTTTTCCAACCAGCTCCAGATTCATAGCCAGGTAGTGAAAAGCTTAGGCATAAATCGTTTCCTAACTTTTCCTCAAACCTTCGTACTGTGTATTCTGAATCTGTTTCTAGTTTTACTATGTATTTTTTAATATATTTTTTCATAATTCCTACCTAGACCGAGTATAATGATGAATAGACTCGTTCATTTTAATTCTCTCAGACTGGCCGCCTTCAAGAAGGCAGCCAGCGGAAAGAACTAATCTTTCTTCTTATACTGATAGATTGTTGCAGCAGCTCCTAGAACCACTACTATAAATCCCAAAATAAACCAGACGTTGTTACCCGTTGCTGGTAATTCTGTTATTGGTGTTTCTGGTGTTACTGTTACTACTGGAGTATCTGGTTCTTCTGGTTCCTCCCAATCGGCTAGTAAGAAACTGGCGTGGGAAAGATCCCTAACCTCGCCCTTGCGGTTTAATACTTCGCTTACTATCTCGACTACACCGCCTTGGTGTGGGTCAAGATCAGCAAACACAAGCTTAGTACCCGCTTTGTAGCAAGTACTGACTACATGAAAGCCATCGGGAACGGTAAAGAAGTAAGAAGTTCCAGTTAGGCCGTCTACTTTAGTCCAACCATTGTCTTTAGGACAAGTCTCCTGGCCGTTGTCTTTACCCGTAGCAAACACAAGAGATACTGATAATAGTAGGAATACTGCCGCTAAAAGTGTACTTTTAATTAAGATATAATTCACCCCCGTTCATATAATAATTAAGAATATGTAAGTGGAAACAATTAAGCTGGCGATCCCACCGATTATAAAACCAAGCATAAAGTTTGTCATTTATTCAAAATCTCCACTCCCCAGTAAAAATATATCGTATTGGGTTTGTTATCAAAAACCATAACCTTTTCCATTTGGGTACGTTTTGTGATGTAATAGTTACTACTGATTCTTGTTCTAGCAGTTCATGGTATTTCATTCTATTCTCCACTTCTTTGGTTTCATAACTTTAAATAGATTGCAAACAAAATAGTAATAACTACCAACCTGAACCATACTTTGTCATCATCAAATATCGCCCAGAAAAGTACAATTACTCCTGTTACCGCAACTACAAACCGTAGCCATTCCATCATTTATCCTTTTCTAATTCTTCAGGTACTTCTTCAAAATTGATAGGGTGGCTCATTTCAAAACAAGGAAGAGCAATGTAGTTATCTCCCAACCACTTTATTAACTTCCCTACCTCACTTTTGAATATTCTGTCTGGATTGTAAAGTACAATATATTTCATTTCCTCTCCTCTAATTCTTTTAGCCTATCTTCTAGTGCAAGTCGGACAATTATATATACAGGGTTTATTAAAAGCTCCAACATACTCTCATTAAGTATCTTCTCCCTAACTTCTTTTAAGAGTTGGGTTCTTTCCTTCGCTATCGCTCTGGATAAATGTTTAGCTATGAAGGATTTTATTTTCTCATGTTCCTTTTCCAATTCCTTATTAAGTTGCACAAATGTTCCTCCACCATGTTTTGTTACATTTATGGGTGGAAACTTTTCATTAAACTCTTTTTCCCAATCTTTTTTACCTTTCACGTTCATAATATCGCCTGTAGTTTTATCTATGTATACTTCCCCGTATACTTCCCCTATTGGTGTACGTTCGTCTTCATTCATTTGATAGTTCCTTTAGTTTCTTCTTTATCATTTGGTTATGGTAGCAATTACAGGTATCACTCAAAAGTTTTTCTCCAAATTCTTGAAGTAACTCCTTCTCTCGTTGGCGGATGAAGGCTTTTATACTTCTTATACCTTGAGCGTTTATATCTTTGGTTGTACCAAATCCATGCCACCATTCTTCAGAAAACTTTTTATCAAATTCAAGATCTAGGTTTTTCATTGGGTTTATCCTTACAATGATAATCCTTGTTTCTAGGATGTCTTAATGCACAAACTCCACGGCCACAATTAGGACATTTTAGACAATGTATTGGTGATTCTTTCATTTAAAATCCTCCTCTAACTTAATAAAGCTGCTATTCCAATAATCATAAGTATCCATAGAATCATAAATAAAAGCATTATTTAAAGTCCTCCTCCAACTGTACCCGTTGGGTGTCTCTGTGTTCGTTTCTAATGATGATTTTCTCTCTGTCCATACCAGAAGGGTGTTGGGGTTCTTCTTCTTTGATGATTTCTTTTAGGATGTATTCTTTTATGGCTTTGGATATATTTTCCATATAATATTCCCTGGTGCTGTTTATAATTACCTTGTGTTCAGAATGATTTTTCTTACCAGTTTCTACAAAAGTCATCATCTGGTTGATTTCTTTTTCAATTTCTTGTGTTAGTTTCATGTTTCCTCACAGTCTTCTAGGCATTGGTTGTAACCCTCTTTAGCTCCCCAAGTTCTTGGCATATCTTCGTGGTTTATTCTCTTAACTTTCTTCTTGGGTAAATCTTTTAGGTGTTTGGAGAGGATTCTAGCAATATACCCTCTACTGTATGCCATTACACTAAATTCCGCCAAGAATTTCTTTTCGTCAATTAGTTTCATTTTAGTAAATCCTTATTTTCGTAGATGTTGCCTATTACTTCTAAGTTTTCTTGTTCAAAACGTGCTAAAGGTATTTGTGAATCAACAGCTCCCCAATGCCCCTGTCTGTCATCCCAAATAACTGCAAACTTTCTTTCTAGGTCGTTATCAAAACTGGTATAGTCTTTCCTTAAGAAATGACATAAATCTCCTTCATATATCTCTTTACCTTGTTTATCTTGAAGGCCTGTGTATTGCATAAATTCCCAAGGGGTACCACTTGCCCCAAGCCTACCTACTGTCATAACAGATACTTTTTTCCATGCCAACATTTCTTTTTTCTTTTTATCCCAAGCCCTAAATTTTATTGTTCTCATTTCAGGAAGAATCCTTTCCAGTAAATATACCAACGGAGGCCATACATAGGTCTTACGTGTAGTTTACATATCCATAACCATCTAAGGAACTCTTTGAGCCCGACTTCGTAACCGCTGTGTCCAATTTCAAATTTCATTTCTTTAGGAAGCCTTTCTTGGCAAGGGTGAAGATTTTGTCTCCTAAGATAAACTCCGCAGTTTCCGATACGCCGTGTTTAAGGATCGCCGCTCGGTTTATTTCCAATGACTTTAGCGCGCCTTCGATAGCGTGTTGTTGGCTGTCGAATTTGTTGGTCCAGTTGGGGGTCATTTCGTACCCTCCTTTAAATAATGGTAGATTTTTTCTATGATTGTTTCCTGGGCTTGGGGAGGTAGCTTTTTTAGTATCTTTACCATTTTATCTTGTAAATTGTTGAGTTCTTTTAGTTGTTGGTATGTCATATTTGAATGATCTTCCCCTCTTTGCTTGCTAAGTGTTTGTGCAGTTTGCATAAGTATTTCTGTATGGTTAGGTCGCCAGTGTCGGTGGAGTGGGTTTCGATGAAGAAGTGTCCGATAGCGTCTTTGCGGCAGGTTTGGTATTCACATCTTACTACCGGCACCCAGGGTTTTTCTTCTTGAGTAGATACTTTAAAAGGTTGTTCCTTTGTAGAAACTGGGTGGGTGTCAACATTTATTACTTCTGCTATTGGGATGTTGTAGCGGGTGAGTGTGATCGGGAGTTTATCTAGGTATTTGGTAGCGTTGTGCTGGAACTCACGGATTGGTACTTTCATATATTAGTACGTTTCATTTCGCCACCAGCTTCCATCCAGCCAAAGTCATTTTTGAAAACATATCCATTTCTCTTTGGAAAAGGTAATGTTCGTCCAAAGGAGTTATTTCAGCTACTATTTTCCGTCTACCTTTTTTCCAAACGTATTGCTTGTTAGTTCTTTTCATAAAACGCCCTAAACCCTGGAGGCAAAGAGTATGTCGATACCGCCTTCCTAACCTTGGATTCACCAGGTTTCCCCAGATCGTCCTCCGAAAGTCCGGCAAATACCTCCACATAGCCTTGCAACACTGGAACCCTCAGCACTAATACCGTTATCCGGCCCATAAAATATGGCGGGCCGGACGGGAATTGAACCCGCAATTCAACCAATTTTGAATGGTATGATATTGGGCTCCGTACCTTCCTCACTCTCTCGAGAGCCAGGCTAACCTTTGATTATTACGCTAGTCCAGCTACCTCTCACGAGGCTTCGGAATTACACTAGCCGTGCTTAACAGCTTGTTATGCGACTCCAGGATTTAAGGTGCTTTAAGAAATCTCTTTACTTTCTTTGGTGTGCTAAATGATATTTCTTCTTTTTCCTTTTTCTTTGCTTCATATATGTATAGGGTGAGCGTATGACCGAGTGTAAGAGTAGTTATACCCTGTTGATGGTAAGTAGTAAGCTGCTTGCTCTAGCACGCAATACTCATACATTTTATTTTTTATTTATATATATATATTTCTATACTGAGCCTATAACTCCTTATATAAAGGGGGAGTAGGGGGTTGGGTATACCCCACTTTGTTTTTAATGATATACACCACTCCCCCACAAAAATACCCTTCTAGCAACTATTGTCCACCCATCATGCGTACTGTCAACACCTGTTAACATCTGTAAACTAACTGTTGACAAGATGTCTACACTTGTGTACTATAAAGTGTATGCAACTCTACAAACCACACGATGTAAAAAATATAAAATGTACCAACTGCGGTGAACTCTTACTAAAGTTCTACCCTTGGTCGTACTCTAATGACATGAAGCAACTCAAAATCTCGTGTGGCCGCTGCTATAATATAGAAGCAAAGAAAAAGGAAAAAGAAGAAA